TGTAGCCGACCTTCACCCAGCCGTGCCCAACGAGCAGCCAATCGTTGATCGCCAGCCGGAACTCACGCTGGTAGTCGTAGGTCCGCCACAGCCAGTTGAGCACTTCTTCGGTGAGGATCGCGGTGAAACCGGACTCGGGGTTGCGGGCATTGACGACGAAGCGCGGGTTGTTGATCGCCACCGCCGGGGCCATCACGTTGATCGTCGCGAACACCATGTTGACGACGAGTTGATCGGTCGACGGATCGCCATCGAGATAGCGCCCTTGGTACAGGTCGATGTAGCGCTTCCACGCCTTGTCGTAGTTCGTGGTCGACGATGTGCGCCAGTTCTTCGAACGCTTCAACTCGTTCTGATAGAAGGCGAGCAACTCCGATTGCGTCTTCACGTTTCTGCCCTCTCGATGTTGGGCCTGCGCGCCAACTCACGTTCGTTGTCGGTGCCGAGATGTTCGCGCAGATACTCGCCTTTGGTCATGTGCCAACCGCCCTGGCCGACGAGCGCCCCGCCTCGGAAGGCGAAACCGATGCCGCTTACGCGACAACGGAAGCACTCGTCACGGCCAGGTTCGACCGGCTTGCCGCAGGCACAGTTCACTCGACGCCGGTTTGCTGATCGAGCCACGAAACGAGGGTGGCTCGATTCTTGTTGGCCCGCTCCAAGTTGAGGATCGCCTGGATGATGTCATCGCGCTGGTCATCCATCGCCAGCCCTTCGACGTGAGCCTTGACTTCGTCGATGGTGTGATCACCGGGGTCGTAGGCCGCGGGATCAGCACCAGGCACCGTCGTCCGCTCGGTCAGCAGAATCGGAGTCGCATCGGGCGGCGTCGCGTAGTTGCCGCTGTAGCCGGTGTACGTCACCGTGTAATCGAAGTAGCCGGTCTGGCTGCTGACGGCAGTGATCTTGTACTCGACCCACATGCTCACGTCGTCGCGGTAGTAGATCCGCAATGGATCGTTCACCACCCAAGAGGCGGTGGGATCAGTGCCGCTCGACACGGTCTTGCTGACGAACACATGCGTCACCGTGGACGGCTGCACGGTGTTCACCCGAACCTCGCCCGCCAGGATGCCAGCCGCCGCCAACCCCGTATCGAACAGCCAGGTTGCGAACGGGATCGCCGTACCCGCCCCAGTTCCCGGCCACACCTTGCCGCCCCAGTTGACGCCTCGCGGCGGATTCTCGCGGATCGACCAACGCGTGTTCGGTTTCTGATGGCGACCCTTGGCGATCGGACGCTGAGTCTGAACTCGGGTCTTGGTCATCAGCCGAGAACGGGCTTGCCGCTGCGGGTCTGACGCTTCAGACCTTCGGCAGCCTCGTCCAACTCCTGGCGCACGGCTTCGCCTTCGCCTGCCTCGATCCGCTCGTCCAACTGCTGCTGGCTGAACGGGCTGGTGATGACGTTGTCGTCAGCCCCGACCTCAGGGTCTTCGAGCGTGGAGCCCACGAACTCTTCGACGGCCTCGACATCAGAATCTTGCTTCTTACCGGTCATTCCCTTGCCTCCTTGGTTGGCTGGATTCTCTCACTTCGGGCGCACCGCGAACGCACCTATCCGTTCCCGGTCCTTGGTGATCGACTTACGGCCGTTGCCGTTGACGATGTCGCTGAAACTCGAACCGTAGGTCTGACGCTCCCACCAGCCGAGCGATCCCGGGGGCGGGTCCTTCTTCGGCGTGAACTCGGAGAACCACACGAACTTCAGCATCTGATTGGCGATCGCCAGGCTGATCACCCGGTCGTCGAACGGCGAGCCCTGCATCTTGCCCTTGTCGGTACGCACGTACGTGCGCAGTTCGGCGAGCGTCTCGGCGTCGTGCAGGATCAGCTTGCCTTCCGGGCGTAGCTCTTTCGCCAACTCGTCGATCATCAGTGGCTTTGTAACCTGCGTCGTGTGGTAGCCCAACACATCGGTCGGGATCGAGTTCTTGTACTTCGGGGATCGTTCGTAGTAGATGGGGAAGTACTTGGCGCGTTGAATCGCTTTCAGGACGGTCAGTCCATGATTGTTCGATTCCACCCCGAGCAAGGCCTGTCGGTAGAAACGACCAAGCGGGACGAGGATGTCGGAGCCGAGCAGGTCGGGGTCGATGATGCCGTGCCAATGCGCTACTACCTCACCGTTACGAGCATTGATGACGTGCGCCGAAGCTTTGTCGCTGTGCTCCAACCCTTGACTCGGATCAGCGCCCACGACGTAACGATCGTCATCATTGGGCCACGCCCATACCCGCAGGGCACCCCCGTCTTCTACGAAGCCAAGTTCGGGAGTGAGGTAGCCGCGCGCGATTGGATCGCACGGTTCAATCTCGCGCAGCATCCGCAGATCGAACACCGGGCGTCCTGATTTCAGGAACGCATCCTCAGGGTTGTCGGGATACTCCTGCGCCATCTGCCAGTCCGGCAGTTCGGCGTTCTTGGCGTCGTACCAATCTTGGTCGCGGCCATTCGCTGACCACGGAAAGAACAACGGCTCGAAGCGGTTGTTGCCGCTGATCGCTTCGCCCCACAGACGATGGAACAGGTTGCCTTCACCATTGGCGGTGGAGAGCATGATGATCCGCCCACCGACATCAGCGACGGGCTCGATCGCGCCCCAGGCTTCCTCGCTGTTGGGCAGGAAGGCGAGTTCGTCGACGACGACGAGGTACGCCGACTCGCCACGAGCCGGGTCGGATGCTGACGGCAGCGACTCGATGTAGCTGTTGTTGGTGTACTGGATCGTGGTCATCGTCTGATTGACGGGGCCACCACGAAACTTCATCCATTCCGGCAGGAACTGGTAGCCGTACTTCGACTTGCTCAACAGCTTGATCGCCTCGCGCTCGGTACGTGACAGCATCAGCACCGGGCGATCGGAATAGAAGAACGTGAGCCAGAACGCGAACGCCGCCAGCAGCGTCGAGAATCCGATCTGTCGCGCTTTGAGGATCAGGCTGTAACGACAGTTGAGCCACGAGTGAACGGTCTCGATCTGCGCCTCGAACAAGGCGAACTTGATTCGCCCCTTCTCGGGGTGACGGATGTACCAGTAGGTCTCGCAGAAGTAAATGAAGCCGTCGAGCAGCTTGGCCGGGTCTTGCGTGTTGGGCGCGCACTTGCGCCATTCACGCTCGTTGAAGATTTCCTCGAACGAGTAGTCAGCTTCGAGCGGCGAACTCACCGTTGGACGGCTCCGGTTCGTGGGACTCCTGCATCGCCACCATCTGTCGCTGCAACTGTTCGTTCTCCAACACCAGCCGTTCGTTCTGCGCGATCAGCACGCCGAGGCGCTGCGCCAATCGGTTCACCCACACATCTTCGAGCGTGGGTTCAGACTGCTGCGTATTGCTCATTGCGGCGGTGCCCCCATGAATGCTCCAGCGTTGAGGGGAGCGGCAACATCGGGAGGCCAGTTGGCAACGATGGCGTCGATGATCGCTTGGTCAGTGACGACATCCTGGTCGTACCCCGGTGCGCCGCGACCGGCCTGCACGCCAGCCTCGTAGGCGAGTTGCACGGCTTCGGCAACGGACCAGTGGAAGGTCGTCATGTTGACGAAGCCCTGGCGGACCTGAGCGGCGAAGACGGTGTCCTGTAGCTCGGGATTGGTGCGGGCCTCGTCGTTGACGGCGGCGAGGATGCGTGCCTGCAACTGCGGATCGTTCGCAGCGCGGGACACGATGTTGAGTGACATGGTGATTCCTTTCGTTAGGTCTTCAAGACATCAAGAACGGGCTGACTGCCGAACTGCATCGCTAACACATCCTGGCTGCCCCATTTGGCAACGATGGCGGGGGCGGACTCGATAACGGTTTGAGGTAGCTGTATCCAAGAGTCACCGGTCGACGAGGGGGTCGGTGTGCCGTAGCTGAAATAGCCGGTCCCCGTCCCCATCGCTGTGGTGCTGCACGATGTCCACAACATGCGCAAACGCAGTCGTTGACCTTCGGCGACAGCTATCGGTGGCCCGGCGAGCCAGGCTTTCATCGGAGTGGTATCGGTATTGGTCAGTTCGCCCGTTGTCGAAGCGGTGGTGGGCGCGCCGGGCGAAGAAGTATCCACGAGCGACGCAGCCGCGTACACGACCGCCCCGGAACCGTCTGCGTTGCAGACCGCGAGTTCGGGACGGAACGAAATGTTCGCTGTCGAAGCGCTTTCACGACCACGCATGTTGAAACGCACCAACCCGTCGAGGGTGAATGCCTGCAACGGCTTCGTATACCACTCGATCGCTGTGCCACCAGCAGTCCGCGTGGCCGGAATCGGTGCCCCAAATCCTGCTGTCAGGGTTGTCGCCGATTCCACAGACGCTGCCCCTCGCGCTGTCCACATCTCGCGTTCGTCGGTCGCCCCAAGGACAGGACCGACGATGTCGGTCATATACAAGATGGTGCCGGTCGGCACTGTCGTCTGAAACGTGATCGTCTCGGCAAACGTCAGGTAGGTGTCACCCGACACCCCGGCGGCAGCACCGGCATAAGCGGCGGCGATCGTGGCGGCTGCGATCATGTTGCCGCTGGAGTGGTCATCCATATAGAAGCGCACCCTGAGCCGTTCACCCTTGCGTACCAGTGTCGATGTTGGCGTCAACGTGTAGTTGCTGACGGCATACGAACCAGTGAGGATTGCCAGTTCAGTCGTCGAGGCACCTTTCGCGATTTGCGCCTTCAACGCGCTCGTGCAATCGACACTGTCAACAACAACGCCGATCACGGCGTTGGCGTCAACGCTCTCTCGGCCCCAATAGTTGACGGTGATCGACCCGGCGATCGTCACGTCAGCAGCGAGCGGCAACGAAATGAACTCGACCGGGACAGTCGAAAGTTCGATACCGACAGTTGGACCTGCCACAGAGGTTGCGCTGAGCGCGTTCTGGGTGGTGCCCGCCGTCGTTCGCAACAAGCCCTGAACCCAGCCTGCCGTTACGCCATCGAGTTTCGCGGTGTTGATGCCGCGATGTATGCCCGGCGACCCTTGGTTCAGGGGGACGGGGTACAACGTGGTTGGCATCAGGCCACCTTGACGTACAGCACACCTGACACTGGTGCAGCGGGAGGCCAGTTCGCTGTCGTCACCGCAACAATGCGGCTATCGACGTACTGCTTCGTCGCCGCCCCCAACGCCGTAGTCGGATCGGCGGATAACGCAACAGGAACTCGCGCCGTGATCGCTGCCCCATCGAGCGACAACACGTTGTTCGATGGTGGGCCACCGTTTGCGTCGCCGTTCTTCCACAACACGAAATGGATCGCATTGCCAGCCGTTGCAGCGGCGTTGTGTTCCGAGCGGATTTCATGCGCGTAGTTGAGCGTGTTGTTATACGCCAATACAAGCTGACGGACGGGAGCACCCGTTGAACCACCCGCCTGCGTTGTCACCCGCGACACCACGAGGGGCTTGGCGAAAGCGATACTCGTCGCGTTGAAAGTCGCGACGGCGGAGTATGTGGCATCGCGGATGGAAACGGTGCTGCCGTCGAGATACAAAGTCTTGTCAGCCAGCCCAACCGTCATGTACGTGTCGGTCGCTGTGAGTTGCGAAGAGCCGATGAACAGTTGTCCCATCGTCGCGTCCCCCAACGACAACGGAACCCCGATCGAAACTTGGCCGTACCGCCATTGCTGCACCACTCGCCCATTCGCGTTCGACGAGTCGTACATCGACAGTTCAAGGTTGCGGCCGAAATCAATGTAAGGACCCGACTGCAAGATGAACCGATAGGCATTGTTGGAGAACTTCGCAAGCCAGGCGTGATAGCCATCGCCGTGCGTCATGAAGTTGACTTCCGACGCTCCCGCCCGAGTCACCAGTTGCAGCGGGATCGTGTCCTTGCTCGTCAACCACAGCGAGCCGTTCGTGTTGAACTGCGACATCGTGGCGTTGGCGGCATCCTTAAACACCATCAACGATGGCGACTGTCCTGTGACCTCTTTGATCGCCATCGTCGGGTAGTTCGGATTGGGCATCGTCTGGAACTCGACGCTGCGGTAGCCGTCCTGCCAGTACACGCGCTCGAACTCTGGCCCTTGGCCTTGGTTGCCCCAACGCGGCGTCAACGCTTTGATTTCCAACAGTGGGATCGCAGTCGGGCCGCTCTTGCGCGTGATCGTGACCCGCCACTTGGTGTCCCCTGAAACCGCATTCGACAACAAGAACGTCTGCGGAGTGGTATGCGGCTCGACATCGACCGATGACGACATCGTTGTCCACGTCGTGCCGTCCACGCTGCGCTGAATCAGAATGTCGCGAGTCGTTCCGGCCGAGTAACCGAAGGCGATCATCATTTGCTGGATGTAGGTGTACGCATCGACGGTCCATGTGCAGCGCCACGCCGAATAGGTGTCGTCGCAACAGTTGAAGCCCCACGAGTTGTCATCGAAGATCGCGTTGCTGTACGCCCAGTTCAACGGCACCCATGCCGTGCCGTTGAACTGCTCCATCACCGGGCTGCACTGACCGAACGCAAACAGGTTGTGCCACGGCGTTGCCTGGATCGCCAGCGCATTCCAGTTCTCGTCAAACGCCCACGCGCCAGTCGGGTTGCTAACCCTGTACGAGTTCGGATACTGCGCGTAGACAGGAACCTTGAAATCGGCTGCCGTCAACGACAGGTCCAACATCGGCGCGTAGGCCGTCGTGCGGAAGTGCTGTTGGTTGGCGTCGTAGTACAGATGGTTGCCAGAGGCGATCTGTATGTAGCCCGAACCAGTGTTGTCCGCCTCGATGAAGTACGAATCGCTAACCGTGAACTTCAACCTGGCGATCGCCGTGTTCTGCACGCCCTGCAAGCGCAACGCGTTGGCACCGGGACCAGTGACATCCACGTTGTCGTTGAGCCTCAGTGGGACGTACCACTTCGCGCCCGTCAGGTTGTCGATATTCGCGAGCGTCTTTGTGGTGTCCGCCTTGCGCAACACGAACGAATCGGTGTCGAGATACGCCTGCCATGCCGCCCGCATGAAGATGTAGTTGGCAGAATTGATGTTGATGTTGCTGCCATCGGCACCGAACGAGAGCGGAGACCCACCCCTCGCCTGGCTGAAGATCGCGAACGTCTTGTCGCCAGTACCGAACATGTCTTGACCGACAGCCCAGTTCTGACCGAACAGCGCTGTCGCTCGCCGCGACGTGGCGTGCGTCGATTCCAATAGGAACAGCGCATTGGGATGCTGGTCCACCTTGCCGCCCGCATAATAGACGGGAGCCGTCAAGTTGCCCGTCATCACATCGCCAGTGACGTTGACGTAGCGCAAGTCGGCAGCGGCCTGATCCAGCCCGCCACCAGTGGCGACGACCTCGGACCAATCAGCATCCTTGCGGGCGTACTGCTTGCCGTCGATCGGTGCCTCTGGAACGTCGCCGTCTTCACCCGGGGGTCCCTGCGGACCAGGCACCGTCGAATCGGCACCCGTCGCGCCCGTCGCGCCTGTCGCGCCTTGCGGTCCGATCGGACCCATCGGCCCTACGTCACCCTCATCGCCCTTCGGGCCCTGCGGACCAGGCACGGTCGAATCGGCACCCGTCGCACCAGTCGCCCCCGTCGCACCAGTCGCACCGGTCGGACCGGTAGCGCCTTGATCGCCCTTGACACCTTGCGGACCGCCAGGTCCGATCGGTCCGGGGAACCCCTGAATGCCTTGCGCTCCGGTGTCACCTTTGACGCCCTGCGGACCGGTGGCACCGGTCGCGCCCTGAATGCCCTGCGGACCCTGGACGCCTTGCGGGCCCGCAGGACCCTGCGGACCGGTAGCACCGGTCGCGCCGATCACGTAGGACAACACGGTCCATTGCGCGATGCCGTCGCCGATCTTCATCTTGTGGGTGTCGGTCTCGTAGCCCTGTTCGCCCTTGGCGAGAATCGGATTGGCTGCCGTCCACTCAGCGGCCAGGCCACGTCGAATCATCAACATCGCGGTCACGGCACTGCCACCCCACAATCAATCACGCTTGGTCCGACCTGACTTGGTGTCCCGCAGTCGATGATCGCGTAGCCACCTTCGCTGCCACCGACCGGCCAATCGTCACCAGCTTCACCTTGTGGTCCAGGGGGACCTGGCGAACCGGTTGGTCCTGCGGGCCCGGTCGGACCAGCGGGCCCGGTCGGGCCGCGGATGCTGCCAACGTTGACCCAGGCGCTGCCGTTCCACACCCAGCCAATGCCACCCGAGTCGATCCACATGTCGCCGTCTTCGTGCGGCTCCGGGTCCTGACCAGTGGTCGGTGGACCCGGCGTCGGGATCGTCCCCAGGAAGTCCCACGGCGCACCAGCAATCAGCCCTTCGACGTAGGTGATGCGACGCTGCAGATCGAAGAACGCACGGCGTTCCGGGTCGCGGGTACGCGACTCGAATCCCGCGCGCCCCCCGGTTGTCACGACGCCCGCTCTTGCTCCCTGGCGGCGCGCTCGCGGGCAGCGAACTGAGCGGCGATGGCGTCGAGTTCTTCGTCGCTCAAATCCTTGGCGGGACGATTGACGGTGATGTCCAGCTTCTGCGGCTTCAAGCCATCGACAAGTTCCATATAGGTCTTGGCGGCTTGGACGTGGCGGGGATCGTCGTTGTCGGTGCCAGTCTTGTAGAGCGTGTCGAGCAACGCCTGCTTGCGCTCCGGGCTGCCAATCGTGGTCATGTAGTGCTGATCCCAGAGCGCCACGAAGTCGGGATTCTTGCGCCAGTTGGTCAGCGTGCTGACACCGATGCGGAACTGCTTGGCGAGTTCCTCTTGGGTCTGCGGCTGACGATCACGCTTGGGCGTGCAGAGCCATTCGATGAAGGCTTGCTTCTTCTCGGCGTCGTTCTTGACCACCCTCACGACGCCATTGTGGCAGAACCCCAGTTACAGGGCGAGGAAGCCGAGCGCGAGGCAGGCGAGCCCGGCGACGGTGAGCAGTCCCGCGGGGATCGCGGCGGTCTTGGTGATCATCACGATGACTTCGATCAGGAAGATGATGAAGGCGACGAGGAACATCACTTCCGCGAAGTCGGGTTTGGTCATGATTGCACTGAGCATGAGCCACCGTACCTCTCGAAGATTCTGCTTGTTTCCCGAGAAATAGTATGCTAGGCTAGTCGTATGACCATCGAGGCAGAAGAGAAGGGACGCAAGCCGATCGAACCGATCGACGTGGCAGTCCAACTCAACGTCAAAGTCCCCTACCACTACCGCCAGCAGTTGATGCGGGAGGCGAAAGAGAAGCACCTGTCGCTCAACCGCTACGTCGTCAACGGACTCGTCCGGGCCTACCCGCCCGAGCGCCGATGAGGGTCTGCGGCATTGATCCTGGGGTCGATGGCGCAGCCGCCCTGATCGACACCGACGACGGGGAAGTCGATGTCGCCGACCTGCCATCGGGCCCGCACGGCATCGACCCGGTTGCCTTGCAAGAGCTACTCACGGACACCTGGGGAGTGCGAAGTGTGTGGCTTGAAGACAACCGGGCCAATGGACGGAATGGCAGTCTCGCGAACTACTCGATGGGACGCACAGAGGGTTTGATCATCGCCACCGTGCTGTGCGCCGGGATACCGCTCCACCGCGTCAAGCCCGTCCAATGGCAGCGTTCTGTCGGGCTCTCCAACGTGAAGGCGGGCGAACGCAAAGAGGCGTCACGGATGCGGGCCCGCGAACTGTTCCCGTCGCGGCTCGACGACCTGAAGCGCAAGAAGGATCACAACCGCGCCGAGGCGCTCCTGATCGCGACGTACGCATGGACGGGGCCGAAGTGAAGTGCGGCCTCTGTGAAAGCGGAACCTTCTGCGTGATCCACGATCCGCCCCGAACCTGGACCGTCTACGACGAATGCCTACTCGCCACCGACGCGATCTGGGACGACCGCGATGCCTACATCAGCGCCGTCTTGGACCGACTCGACATCGACCCGAAGCAACTGTGGAGCGAATACCGGAGGCGACTGTGACTCAGGACGAAATCATCCAAGCCGTGCGGGCGATCGTGGACGAGAACATCCATCCACAACACCTGACGGTTCCGCCCGCGCTGTTCGACGAGTACTGGAACCTATGCCGAGCCAAAGGCCAACCACTGATGGTCGACGAGAAGCTGGCGATGGCTGGCTATCAGAACTTCATCCCCGGCTTGTTCAGCTACACGATCGTTCGGGGCCAACCATGAGTGTCACATCCCTCGGTCATGATCCGTTCATGAGCACGTTACGACAGTTCGCCGAACAGGGAGCGACCCGCAACGAACGTGAACTGGCACAGATGCTGCTCGACCTGTACCAACTGACATCAACCTATCCACTCGTCGTCCACTACGTCGATGAGTTCACCTTGAAAGCGACAGCATGAGCCTCGACCTGGAAGACATCGAGCCGACGACGCGCACCGACTACCGGCGTGCCAATGGCGCACCACAAGTAGTGGTCGATGGGAAGGGTGAGAGGTACTCGCGGCCTTCCAGTTTCGCGGACCCCTTGGATGATAAATCGGCCCTTACCAATTGGAGAATCGACCGTGGCTGTCTCGGCGTCGCTGGCGATCGTGCGTTGCAGGCGCGGTGGTGCGCGCTCGACTTGGATGACAAGGGCCAGAACAAAGAGAAGACGAAGCTGCGTGACGATTCGATCAGCGCCGGGCGCGGGGCGCAGGCGGCTGACATCGGCACAGCACTGCACGCGATGTCGGTGCGCTGGGAACAGGACGAGAAGTTCTCGCCACCGGAGCCGTACCTGTCGTCGCTGAACGCGTACGACGTAGCGATGAAGGAGTTGGGGCTCGTAAGTGAGCGCTTCGAGTTCCACACGGTCAATGTGGAATACCGCTGTGCGGGAACAGCGGACCGTCTGTACCGGCTGACGAGGCCGTTGACAGCGCCGGACGGAAGCGTCCTTGAAGCAGGCGAGTTGGTGATCGGCGACTTGAAGACGGGCGGCAAGATGGAGTACTCGATGCCCGCCTACGCGGTGCAGTCGTTCCTGTACGCGGGCGGTCAGTTCTACAACGTCGTCACCGATGAGTTCGAAGATACGCCAGCGATCAATCAGCGCTGGGCCCTGATTGTGCACATGCCGGTCGACGAGGGCATCTGCGAGTTCCTGTGGTGCGATCTGGAAGTCGGTGGCTTCGGGGCGTACATCGTCCAGCAGGTGAAGTTGTGGCGCAAGAACTGGCGCGCTGGCGAGTTCGAGTTCGCGAAGGCAATGCCGGGCGGGCTGCTGCCTGAACCGACGACGACGGGGCTCCCCAACACCT